TCACATCACGATTTCCCTATGCGTTGGAAACTTTTTCTGAAGTACATCATGGATAATGAAATGAATTGTGAGGTTTATTTAGCAAAAAATAGATTGCAAGTAGATCAAGCGATCCAAGAGATAAAGAAATCTATAGACAATGACTAAGGAAGAAGCAAGCATTTTCTATATGGAGGCCTGTGAAAGAATTCACCATGCGACAAGCCTGTTGCATGAAAGCCTTTATAGTGAAGATGGCGATGATATTCTGACTGAGATTGAAGATGTAATGAGTAACATAAAGGACTTTAGAGTTTGGGTAAATACGGAGTTAGATCTAATTAAAGAAATCTCAAGAGAATATGAAGACAACAGAGGACCTTTTTAATCAGAGACGCAAACAGTCCTGGAAAGATGGTGGGGTTTCTGCTACTAGATATGCAAGAATATTTAGTGATATAAGGAAATCTACCCGTGAAGAAGACATAGAGCTTCATGTAGATTTTTGGCACGATAAAGATGGTGTTGATGTAAAAGGTAACAATCTTCCTGATGAGATCTGGGTGGAGTTTAGAAATGTACACGGTGATTTAGGTTGGCTATTGGGTGAGGCAAAGTGGATAGCTTTTGAATTGTGCGAGTTAGGCGGCTTTGTTCGTGTAGATCGACAAGAACTTTTAGATTGGTGTTTAAATAATATAGAGTTTAATGAGTATGTGTTGTATAAACGAGACGCATATAAAAAAATATATCAGAGAAAAAATAGGAAAGACAAAATCACGATGCTTGTTTTAGATGATCTGCGTCAGCTAAACAGCTATGAAGTAATTAAGTATAGACAATCCTACATACATCCTGATACTAAAAATAAAATTTTAATATGATGAAAAGAAGCGAGGCCATTAACAAAGCCGTTACAGAAGTTTACGAAACACTTGGTATTACAAGGAGTAAATCAAGAGCAAAGTTTCATGTTCAAGCTAGAGCAGCCATAGGTGTTGCGCTCACTCCTTACTGCACAACCTATGAGATAGGTGATGCAATAGAAAGAGACAGATCTACTTGTAGCTACTATACAGGTAAGCATTTCGATAATATGAAACACTGGATTGGTTACGATGAAATATACAAGGTTGTAAAAGAAACGATTGACGATATATTACAAGACTACTTGCTTAGGAGTCAAGTTGATTCCATAGATTCAAGGATAGCTACACTTAAATTAACTAAAAAAAGATTACTTAAAAAGCTAGAAAGAGAAAAAGTTATATAGATCTATAACCTTTACGTCTTTTTTTCCTTGATATGAAGCCTCCACGTTTATTCACTGTGGGGGCTTCTTCTGTCGTAATATTTGCCTCCGTAGCTGTTGCAGCTCCACCCAACAATATAGGAACACTTGGTGTAAGAACACCATTTAAAAGACCTGTTAAACTTTCGAGTCGTTCTTTTTCAGTGTTACCTTTTAATACCATAATAAATTTTCGGTCACCTCCATTTGCTTCGAAAAGATCCAAAGCTTGATTTGCTTTTTCTGGAGTAAAATTATACAACCACTCATTCATAGGTTGACCACCTTTTACACCTTGTGATTCCCACCAAGCTATCTTCATTTCAGTAAGTCGTGCTGTCACTTCTGCTGGTTCGCTAAGATAAGCTATATCATTTAGATCTTTAGCTCTCTCAGCCAATAATGCCTCTTCAAGTTCAACGCCCTGTAGACCTTGTCTTTCAAAATCCCTTCTAAGACCATCTTGATTCCTAGATAAGTATCTATCTAAATAACTCCCAGATTTTACTTGCGTTGCGTCGCTAATTTTAAGAGCAACTCGATTGCCCTTATCGCTTATAGCATAAGGTTGTACTATGTCATCTATGTTAGTGTATTTACCTATAGCATAATTATTCAAAGTATACTTAAAAAAAGGTATCTGAAAAAGATGATCAGCCTCATGCCCAACAGTGTAAAGAAGTTTATCAGTGCTTGATGCTGGATCAAGAGCTAGGCTCATTTCAGCACCCTCAAAGGCTCGACCCATTTCTGCTGCATACGTAGCTTTTGCGTCTTCTACAATTATTTTTCTACCGAAGGTGTCTAGAATAAGATTTCCTGCCTCATCTACTTTATATCCGTAAGATGAAGTTGCTCCTTCAGTATATAATCCTAAATACCCTTGCAGCTCTGCTCTTGTTCTTAACACCGCATTTCTAAGAACTTCATCTCCTTGTTTTATAGCGTTAAGCATCTCTAAACCTGCCTGTTCTGGGGTAGCAAATAACTGATATGTAGCAGCACCATCATCAGCGTACTCTATGTAACCAAAAGTGCTAACATCTGCATTTCTAATTCCTGCTAGTCTCGCTCTTTCTAAATTTGCTGATGCAGTCCTTATACCAAAAGCATCTGTTTCTGCAGCAGTATATGCTGATTTCTGAGCTTCTATAAGTTTTTCTAAGAAGACTGGGCTTTTGAATTTTTCTTCATTGTAGGCTAATATTTTAGCTATCATCTCTTGAGCTTGTTCTTCTGTATAAATACCTGCTTTCTCTGCGTTTTGAACTGTTTGTACTTGTCTTGATAAATATGTATTTATAGCACCTTTTGCTTCAGCAGCTCTAGCTACAGATCCAGTAGCGTCACCAGAGGATGTCGCAAATGTCATAGGAGTTTCTTTCCCTGTGTTTTTAACTTTAGAATAACCTTCTATAGCTGGCTTTACTGATGGTAAAAAGTAATCAATGGCTACTGGTAAAGTCTCAAATATATCAAATCCTACCTGCCCTGCATTAGCCCATGATGGATCATTATAAAAATCTTTAATATCTCCAGGTAAATTTGTAGAGCCATGCGCAGCAAAGTATGAGTTTACTAACGCTTCACCTGTTACAGCTCCTCCAAGTAAAGGAGTTTCACCTATGGTTACTGGAGCACTTAATAAAGAACTTAAAGGACCAGCTAAATTACTGTATGCTATTTCTCCTAGAGATACTAAAGCATTGTATGCTACTTGTGGACCAAATCCAAATATTCCTAGTTGAGATATAGGATCGGATTGTATATTACTTCCACCTCCAGGAAATCCATACAGATCCATAGAAATCCTTTCACTATCATTTAACTGATAAGCGTAACCATAATTTGGATCTCCACCAGCTGGTAGGTTCTCATTATATTCGTAAACTTCTCCAAAAGGATTTACTCGCATATTTTCAGATACAGCCACAGATGCTTCCTTAACTGGATCACCGTTACCACCATTGGCTAACTTCTTAATTCGAACACCCTTCTTACCCTTTTTACTTAACTTCATATCAGCAGTTCCATTTACGGAGCGCCTTGTTAATTCTAGAGTTTGGATCTCTAGCTGTTTTAGCGCTAGTTAATCTCTTCTTCATGCCTTTCATCCTTGCGCAGAAGGACTTTCTACGCTTTGCAGCTTTACTACCCTTCTTAAGTTTAGAAGGCTTTGTAGTTACGGCAGTCTTTAATTTACTACCAGGATTAGCTGCTCGGTAACGTCTAACCCCTTTGGCTGTAAGACCTCCAGATGGAGACTTGTCTCCACTCTTAACAGAGAATTTTTTAGGCATCCTGCCTTTACGAGTCTTACCTCCTTTCTTTAATACTGTATATGTAGAACAACCGCAACTCATTAGAATGCGCTCATGATTACTTCATCAACAGCTTCCTGAACATCTTTTTGAGTGGCTTCTAACTGCATCATAATGTTTGCCTGAAACCTTTGCACTTCTTCTCCATCGTTAAACACAATAACGGTAGGTACTACCACGATCTTATGTTCAGCTTGCATTGCAGGTTCAGCAGCGATGTCTATACGTTTGCCCTTACAGTCGCTCAAGTTATCAATCCAATCTACACTGTTAGCTGCGTTGAAACTAGCGTTAAATTCAACAACGCACACCCCTGACTCTGGTATCTTCATACCAAGAGAAAATGCTGCGAACAAACATATGTAGATCAAATGCCTCATTTATTTTTTTTACCCACAACTTCTTCCATTTGCTTAAAAGTCTTAGGGTTACTTGCAAGACCTTCAATAAGCGCTCCTGCTTCTGCTTTAATCATTGCGCCCATATCTGCGTAAGTTTTACCTCCCATAGCGTACATAGGAGCTTCAGCTTTACCGCCTCCTGGCATTTTCTTTGGTGGTGTTGTCCCACCCATCATTTTCTTTTTTACTTTGTAGTGTGATGGCATAATTTTTTAGTTATTGTAGTTTATCTATTTTTTCTTCGATGCGATCTAGATCTTCTTTTAGTTCTGATACATCTTCTTGAGTTGTCATAATCGTTTGACGCACTAGCTGATCTTTCATATCAAACTCCATGCGTGTAATCTCTGCAGGTAATGGTTCGGGTAATTCTTTAGCTAAAGCTATGTCTGCTTGAAGAGCAAACCACATTCCTATAAGAGCTGCTAGCCCTGCTGCACCCATTCCTATTGTTTTTAGGTCTAGTGTTACTTTAGTATCTTCTCCAATTTGTTTAGCCATTATAATATCACGTAGTTTAGTCCAACAGAAAAGTCATGCCATTCTCGATTCCAATACCTATTGTATTTACCTTCAAGAAACAAGCCTAGACTCTTGTCTATTCTCCATCCAAAGATAAGACCTAATCCGTAATCTACCCACTGCCCCCCTTCGGTAGTCTCAAAGTAAGAATACTCACCTCCAGTGTTCAAATGATAAGGCATTACACTAGCCCAACTGTGCATCCAAAACTCTTTAGAATACTGATAATAATCGTACCCAATAACTAAAGAATGATTCCATTGATACGGTAGCTCACCTCTCTTGCGATCTACATAATCGCTAATTACATCTGGTATAATTACTTGTTCCCATACGTCAACACTATTAGCTACAAGCGCACCGTTAGGATCAAAGTATTCACCAGCCTGAACGTCAACAGTATAACCCTCTTGTATAGCAAGACTCGTGTAGTGTAGGTTACCATTAGACAACACCCATTCATCTAAAGGATTGTACCCATATGGCTCTGATATTCTCTGAGCAATACCAATATTAAAACTAAAACGCTCATTTACGTTTAACCTATATCTTTCAGATGCTTCAAAATATTCTACATCAGCAAAACCATCTTGAAGATATTCTGTTTTAGCTATCCAGTTTTTAGCTACATATCGAAGAAAGTAGTCTTGATCGAGAAAGTTTTTACCTTGCTGTCTACGCCAGTCAGCTTCAAACAAAAACTCAAATCCTTTGACTCTACCTATATTGGCTGCATCGCTATAAGACTTTTCAGTACCATCGTAAAATACCTGAGCTCTATTCTCGTATCCAAATCTAGCTATCTTACGTACACCAGCTGTAAATGAGTAATCAAAAGGGGTTTCCTCTACATTCGTTTGCAGACCATTTGTTACTGAGTATATATTGTTGTCAGCTACAGAGTTACCTCCGCTAAATGCGGTGTAGAATGTGGCAAACTTAAATGTTTTTTTTAATGTCTGTCCCTTTGCATCTAAACTCGCACCAAGTATAAACACGACAAGCATTATTGCCATGTAAATAATAAACTCTAACCTTCTATACTTACCGCAGTTATTTAATTCCTCTGGTGACATCACACTTCAAAACCAAAGTTTAAGATCATAAATCTAAATTTACTGCAATGACCTTTCTTATCACACTTAGGACATGGGCAGAATGAAATTTCCAGAACAGTAACTGTTCCTATTCTTAAATTAATCTCGTACTTTTCTTTCTTGTTGCCAGCTTTCCAACTGTTTATCCAATTAATTTTCATGACTTAATAATTTTTTTCTTAATAATTCTTTTGTTATGTTCAATAATAACCTGGTAGAGGCCTTTAGGTAGGGCGTTAAGGTCAATTGTTTTTTCTGTGGTCCCAACCACTACAAGCTGTCCCACTGCGTTATACACACTTGTTATTACTATGACGGGAGCTCGCACATTTAGAACATCACTCGTAGGGTTAGGATATACATCGTATACATCATCTACATCATACACACCTTGAGGCCACCCTTGCTCACAGTAAGAGTAAAGATCAACACAGGTTTCGTCCCATGCAACTTCACAGCAGTAAGGATCAATATCTATAATCCAAGCATAACATCCATCGTTTAACCAGTATGGTACACCAGGTCCGCCTATGCAACCTGCATCATACAAACAAGCTTCTTCGTCAGGGGTGTTAGCTAACTCATTGTAATTAAATGCATCAGGATCCATGCAGTCAACTAATACTTCAATGCACGAGCCGTTGTCTGTATTAGCCAGTTCATCATAATTAAGGGCATCAGGATCAGTACAACCATAAATGTAAGGTATGCAGCTAAAATCTTCTGTGTTAGCGGATGAGTTATAGTTAAGCATGCTAGGGTCAGTGCAGCCATAAATATAAGGCTCACAATTAGAAGGATCGTATTCGGCATTTGCGGCAGGATTATAATTAAACATAGTATTGTCAGTACATCCGTATACAAACGGCTCACACTCTCCGTCATCTATGTTTGCATTCTCGTTATAGTTATAAGCTCCTGGATCCATACACCCGTATACATAAGGTATACAGCTATCATCATCTACGTTTGCAGATGGCAAGTAATTAAACGCTAGTGGGTTCATACATCCTAGAACTACAGGTATGCAACCCTCATTATCTACGTTTGCATCTTCATTGTAGTTAAACGCTTCCTCATCCATACAGCCGAACACAGCTACTGTTTCACAGCTACCATCATCATAGTCAGCTTCATACCCTTGAGTGTAATACTCTAAGTATCCTGCTTGAGAACATCCAGCTTGGTAGTAACAACTACCATCTTCTGTATTAACATCAGAGTCGTAGTTCTGTGCGTTTTCATCTGTGCATCCATAGCTATATGCTTCACAATAGTTACCACATCTTAAATAAGGAGTATACACTTCATTAGGATCCACTGGATCTAACCATGGATTAGTACCCTTCTCAAATACTACATTACCGTTAGGGCTTATTAGCTTAAAACCACATTGTGATACGTCAGTGCTTGTTCCACCTTCACCAAAGAAGCTGCCAAACTCTACTTCATAAAACTTAAACTCTACGTGCGTTTGAGAGCTTACTGTTATGTCATAGAATGCTTGTTCCTCTGTGCAGGTAAATGCACCAATAGGCTCACCATCTTGCACAACACCTAGATAAGATCCATCCCAGCCATCTCCACCTCCATCAAACAGCATAAGCGTGTATTCACACTCAGGAATGTAATCCATGATATTTGCCTCTGGATCATAGTTAAATGCATTCTCGTTAAGGCATCCTGGAACAGCAGGTGTAATACATAAGCTAGAGTCGTTGTTAGTAGCCAACGAATTAAATTCTAAGTAGTCTGGATCTAAGCAACCAAATGGTGGGTTATCTGGAGGACAGGGATTTAGTAAGTTAGGTTCGCTAATCGCTTCATATCCGTAGTCAGGATTCTGACCTTCAAATGGCAATATGCTGTATATTGTATTACCACACTCTGTATACACAAGAACGTCTCCATCGGTAAATCCTCCTGTTGTAGATCCTGCAAGTCCATCTCCAAACGTGTCGTATATGTTAAATGTAAACTCTACTCCAAGTGGTATGCAGTATTCTGTTGTTACAGTAAGTCCTTCTGTTTGATAAAAACCTATATCTTCGCTAGCAAGAACGACTGGTATGCTATCTGTTGTAACTATCTCCCAGCTCGTTTCCCACTGAGAGTATGTATCTGCAGTTATACTTACATAGACTTTTTGGGTAAATATATTACCACATTCTGACACTTCGCCATACTGACAAGACTCTCCAAACTCACTCTCTATACCAGCAAAAGGATTATAGTTTGTAGCTAAAGAATCTAAACACCCAATACCGCAGTTAGGGTTTTCAACAATTAGTGTATCCATAACTCCACCAGGAGACTCTACTATAAAATAGTATTCATCGTTTGACACAGGTGAAGACGGAACACCACCATAAAAACTACCATTAAACCACTGACCGTATGGAACAAACTGTAGGTTATCTAAGTCGTCACCCCTATAGAATCCAACTGGATTACATCCAGGCTCAGGTATAGTCCACATAACCTGCAGCTGACCTTGGTTTGGAGCAAAAGGAAAGCAATCAATCTGACCTTGTAAGCCTTGGACCCCACATTGAATAGGAGGCAGACTGTCTATAGGTGGTATACTATCCAATCCTGGCTGACTAAAAGCATTGCTTAAAGTAAATACAATTAACAGTATTGTAATCAGTGTTTTACGAATCATTACTTAGATTTCTTTTCTATAGTTCTGCCAGCAAAATATGCACCAAAAGCGGTAAGCATAAGTAGCTCAAGCAAAGATACATAAGAGTCTTTTACGTTAAATGCGACGTTATCCATACTGTCAATCATCATAGTGATCATAAACATAGCCATAAGGCATATAAGAGTCACAGGGCGTATAAGTTTAGCCAGCTTAACATCACTCCCCATATCAGCTTTCCAACGCTCTGTTACGTTTTCTTGGAAGCGAACCTCTGCATCGATCTGACGTTGAGCTTCTTCTGAATCAACCTTTGGATCCTTATCGATAAGGTTTTTTACTACACCCAGTCCTCCACTATCTGGTAGAAGATCTCCTACTACACCTAATACTTGAGGTGCTTTTTCTGCTAACCAAGATCCTAGCTTGGTGTCTTTTATTTTCTTTTTACTCATTATTCTCCTTTTTTAGGGTAAAACTCATAATATTTTAATAAGCCTCTTTCCATAAGCCTCATCTCTTTTTGTTCTAACTCATATATTTTATTTGATAATCTTTCAAATTCAGCAGCGACCTCAAGATTAAACAAATCATACTCTAGATCATCTCGCTGTTTTCTAAGAAGGTTTAATTCTTCTTTAAATAAATTTATATCATTATCTATATCTCTGAAAGTTTCTTCTATACCTAAAGCGCCTTCATATCGAGCTTTAGCTCCACCTAAAGTATCTTCTACAGCAGTATAATCAGCTATCCTTTCGTCACGACTTGGCAATGGCTGCTCTTTGTTTGTAAGAAGATCTTCTACATTACCAAACTCAGCTAGATAACTTCTTACAACTTGTTTTGCATCATAGTAGTTACCATATGCAGCATATTCGTTGTCTTGACCATAAAACTTCTTGATCAAAGGCCATGTATCTACGTTATCTTGATTTGCAGCAACATCTAATATCATATCTCCTGCATCACCAAACATGACGTATGAGCTACCTAAATAGTTTTTAAATAGATAGTTAAGAAGATCAGGATTGTAATCAAAATCTCCACTTATCTGCTCGCTACCTCCGCTGATTGAACTCTGGTTTATAAAATTAAATATGTCTTGCATAAATGCTGGAGAGTCTTCTGCTTGAGAAGCCCTTGACTCACCTGGTTTAGGTTCTCGAACAATACGATTCCCAAAACCATCTATGTTTTGAGAAACATCAATAAGTGGGGCTATAGGATCTATTTCAGTTAAAGCCTTTACAACTAAACCTGGCTGCTCAACTACATCAACAGACTTCGTAGGATCATCTTCTTCCCCTACACCTCTGAAATGAACTGGAGATAAGTTCTTTACGAGAGAACTAGCAAGGAACATACTCCCATCAACAATATCTCTTTCTCCACTTTGCACCTCAGCTATCGTCAAACCTATATCCATAATACCTCCATATCCATAACCTTTAGGAATCTCAGTCCTTTCTCCTGTTGGAGATCCTGGATGCATAATTATAAAGTTTCTTTGTTTTATTTGATCGGGGATCTTATCATAAAACGAAACTCCATCTGTGTCTACTGCCGATACAGCTTGATTAAATTGAGTCAATGTATACGCAAAGCCGATTCCTCCGAGAAGAATCTTCTGTCCATTTGTAAGCCTTTGGTAAGGGTTCCTTACATTGCCCTCGACATCTGTTTTAGGTCGTAAAGCTATTGTATTTTGCACGGTAAAGTCAGCACCCTGCAAACTAGCATTTAAAAAGAACTTAGCCCAAGCAAGTTTTGGCGTAGTAGCACCAGATCTATTAAAGTCTATACTCACATCTTTAGCTACAGCCGCAGCGTATTCTGGAATTACACCTTGGTTTCTTAAACCCTTATACACTTGAAACCTATACACATTTTCAAATGTGTTATTAAAAGACTCTACCATGCCAAGAGTATTGTCTTTTAGCCATGTCATAGCTTTCCTTCCTCTTACTGTAGCGTCAGTTTCAGCTGCTAAAGTTTTACTTAAATTTTCTAGCGGAGTTTGGTAGGCCCATCCAGTTTGACCTCCGTAAGATTTAAACTCTTGATATAACACACTGTCTTTACCTCTGTAATTACTACCTGGACTAAACTCATCTGCTGCAATAGCTTTAAAAGCTCTCATAAACTCGCCTCTACCTACCAAATGAGAATCACGCACTAATTGTCTCGTGTTTATAGGTTTACCTTCAGCATTGTATAAAGCAAATCCAAACTTTTTCTCTGCTGCAGCTAATGCATTGACTACTGATGTTTGATAGTCTCTTACAGTATTACCTAAGAAGAAAGTTGTAGAATACTGCGTATACATTTTAGGTATGTTGCTTAAAAGTCTTTTACCTTCATTCATAAACCTTACCATCTGTTCACTACCTTGAGGTCCTTGAAGTTTAAAAGCCCTAGCGTATACTTCATTAGCAAAGGTCATATATTTTTTCTCACCGTTTATATAAACCATTACGGTATTCTTTGCTGCAGAGTTACCCTCATCAGAGATAGTGTAATGCTTTGGGTTGGGGTTGTTTAGTAGTAATTCATACAGACCTGTTAAAGCTACATTCTTTTGTCCAGCTATATGTATTTGTGTGTTTTGATCTACTGTTTTAGCTAAAATGCTACCTGTTTCATCACTACGACCAGAGGCTTTTCTTAGATTGTCTGGTACACCGCTTTGACCAGATCTAGATGGGAAGATTGCCTCTACAATATTGTTGTCAATAAGTTGAATGCTACCATCCATAGACTTCATTCCATCGCCAGTTAAGGTGACATAGTTTTCAGCACTAGTCTGCAGCTTGTCGTACATAGCTTGATCTATAAAGCCATATCTTAAAGCAGCATCCCTAGTGTTTTGCTGAATCGCTCTATGCTCTTCTCTAACTTTCTCAAAAGCCAACTTTAAATCTTCAGGTAAAGAGTTTAAGAAGTTAGCAGCTTCTTCGTCAGCCATACCGCTACCCCTTCTCTCAGCGATCTTTTCCTCTAAAAAAGTAATTCGCTTATCGTCCTGAGCTGTTCTATTTTCTTTAGCTTTTAATTTGTTCAGCTCTGCCTGGTTATCAGCTAAAACTTTTTGATTCCTTTCTGGAGCAAACTTAGCAACCGTCCATCTATCATACAGGCCTATGATACTTTTATCATACACCTCTGGTAACGCTTCATACAGAGAAGCATCTGTGGTTTTCTGAAGCTGTCTTAGCTGATCTGTCAATCCTCCTTTTTGTGTACGCAGATTGATCATTTGTTCAACTTCGTATGCTGCTCTTGATGTAGCCAACTTTTGCAGCACTTCAAAATCTTGATTTATAGGTACTCTTGCCCCAGTTTCATCTGTATCCAAGGCCTCCATAATACTTCTTTGTAGCATATTTACATCTGAATACTTATCAAAAAATTCATACTGCCACCACTTAGCTAAACCTGGAGTAAATGAAAGTTGTAAAGGTCCAGCATCTGGTCCTGGCTCAAATATATCAGCAGGTGGAGCTGTAACATCAGCATCTAAAGTTGGATCTACCTCATATAGTTTTTCTATGTTTAACCTCTTTTGTTTTATTGTTTCCAGTTGATCTCTTAAACCTTTGGCTAGCTCTGAATTAGGATCTTCCATCTTCATAAGCTGCCTCTGTATAGAATTGTATTCTCTATGAAGATCTACTACGTTGTCATAGTCTTCTGGATTCATACGTAAATAAAAGTTTTCATCCGCAGCAACTGTGCTAAGTCTTTGCTCCTCTAGATAAACTAATTGTTGTTCAGCATAAATCTTATCGTTTCTGCTATATCTACCTTCTGGATCACGCAAGATTTCTAAAAACTTAGACCTCTGTTGATGTATTCTTACATTACCTCCATTTCTCCCAACCTGATCTCTAGCCAAAGCATTTGCTACCTGAGCTTTTGTTTGGTGAAAGTTTATTAATGAACCAGTCCCCACTGTACCGATTGTTATAGGGACAGTCCCTAAAGCCACATCATATCCTACCTCAAATATCTCATCAGCGCTAGCGTCTGGATTTAAACTCATGTATTGCACCATGGCTGCTGACGACGATACCACACTATTTACTGGAACAGAATACCCCATGTTTGTAAGGTGTGCATTCCACCAGCCATTCATGTTAGGGCCTATGTTCCCAGCACTACCAGCTCCTTTTAAGGCCTTTAGGAAGAACAATGAGGTAGCGCCTGTAGCTACAAAGTCAGTACCAAATACAGTGCTTAAATGACCAAATCTTGCTGAATCATCAAAACCTTCTTCATATTGAGCCATAAGCTCTGGATCACCGCCAGTAGCTTCCATCATTTCATAATACCCTATGGTTACATCATCTTTAGTATATGTCTTAAACATTGGGTGGTTACGAGTCCTTGCAGCTTCTACACTTGTGCTTAATGTTGCACCTTCTAAACCTATTAGACCTGTGGTTACCCACCAAGGGGCAGCTGTACCCCCAGTAAGAGTTGTTGTTACGGCAGCAGATGGTATTAATACAGCCATTGTTGGTGTAGCTTCAGCAACAAAACCACCCATCTGCATTAACCCATTCGCAAATTGACCGTCTGTAAAACTACCACTCATGCTTTCTGTAAACTGAAGAGTATTTGCACGTATTTCTTCGGCACGCTCCCTCATTTCAGTCACAGTTTTTGCATCTCCACCAAACATATTGTAAATTCCATTTACAAGATCAATACCTGCAGCCTCAAATTTATCTACAATATACCCTGAAAATTTAGGTGTAAATCCTGGACCTCCTATACCTATATATCCACTAGGCTGAAAGCCGTCAAATTGTAAAAACGGAGTATTACCTACTTGCCCCTCACCAGTAAGATCTAACATAGATCCATAGTTCTCTAACATGAACTGCTCCATATGCAACAAAGCTTCCTTGCTTTGACGCACGTTAGCAGGCATAGCATCGTGCAAGCTTGTTACAACATTCTCATTTATCTGTTTATTTAAAAGTTTTCTTACAGCAGCAACTTTGTCTGCCATAATATCTTCTTCGCTACGTTGAGGAGCGTAAGCACCGTAAGGACTTGCTACTGGCGTTCCATATAAAGGAACTTGTATGTTGTTTGCTGATAAATAATCTTCATTCTTTGCTAGCTCAGTAGCTATACCCTCTACATTTCCATTAACAGAATTCCACCACCAGTCTGAACTCCCAGCAAAGTTTGTAAACATACTTGCTATCTCTGGGGTAATGTAAGACTGATCTAAAGATTCCATAGTCCTTATGAAACCACTTTTCTGAAAACCATCGTAGTGTATAGGATCTATTTCTAAAGCAGCCCTATTTGCATCTGTATCCTCCCATGGAGTTACCTCCCCAGTTATTGCATTTACAGATAAATCTGGCTGTCCGTTAGCAAGAGTATTTACTGTAGAATTATTCTGATTTAAAGGTACAACCGAAGAACCAGCTCCTTGTTGTTGTTGAGGATCTGTACTCTGCCCTGATTCCGTACCTTCCTCTCCCGAAACAGAGGGCGAGATCGAAGTATCGTCTTTTTTTTTTAAGTACCTGTCAAAATCAGCAACACCTTTCATCTGTAATTGCATGCCAATTACATCATCAGAAAAGTTATTATCACGTTGTAACTGTATATAACCTAGGATTTCTTCTTCGTCCATATCTATTGTTGAATTTTAGCAAACATAGCATTTAATGTATAACCTAAATTTGAATTTATTGCATTAGGGAACTGTTGTCCTTTTTTACCGTAGAATTCATCAAGCTTACTACCCAATGTAACTAGTCTGTTTAAATCAGACGAGTTGGTAGGATCAAAGTAGAATAGAAGTTCTGGTGTTCCTGTAGAATATGACTTTCCTGCAAAAGGATCAGCAGCTGTAATACCACCTGTATTGGGGCGAAGATCTTCAAAAAAGTTAGATCCGTCTGGTTGAGTACCAACTCTAAATAAAGGAGTCCCAATATCAAAGGATACCTCTCCTTCAAGGGCTTCAATTGGTACGCCTAAACGACCAACACCGAAACCAGTAACACCACTCTTATTTAACTTAACACCTATTTTAAGTTTACCTGAAGCATCTTTTGTAAATACTATATTATCTATACCTCCCTCTACGCCAGTTTGTGGTGAGAATTGGAATTGAGAACTTCCACTCATATTTACATTAAAATTACCCACTGTTTGAGGTAAGAAATGCGATGAAGTTTCAAATTGTTCTATAAAGGATCTTGTTACACCAGCTTGTTGGTCTAAGCCTGTTCCAACCATGCTGAATGATGGAGCTTTAACTAATAATAGATCACCAACCTTTGTTCCTCCTGGAATAAGTTGAGAGCCGAATATAGATTGTTGAGCTAGAAGCCTTGCAAAACCAGCATTAAATAAATCTGCTTCACCTGGTACAGTAAATAACAAGTCAGAGTTTATCATATCCTGTATATCCTCAATAGCAAATAGATCATTAGGATTTACAGTTGTCATACCTGCTAAAGTATTCTGAAGAGAGTTGTCTCTCTCTTCTGCCTTAGCATCTTGTCTAACATTTTTATCATAATTACTACCCTCTATAAGTAATGTACGGTAGTTAGGAGTTTGCATTATAGCATCAAACTTACGTCTAAGATCGTCTATTTGTGGTTGTGTAGCTACAGTTTGACCTTGTTCATTCCTTCCAAAAGCTAATTCAGGATTGTTATACAAGAACGCTCTTTCTTCTTCAGGAGTAAAATAACCTGTATTATCTACCCTCACTTTTTCTATCATAGCATACCTAATCTCTTGACCAGTTTTAGTAGTATCTCTTATAAGACCGTCAACTAAATTTTCAGCTGCTGATTTAGCCCAGCCTAGTCCTACTCTATCGCCTTTGACTAAAGGTTGTAGGTATTCTTGACCTAAATTATACAGATCTTTTGAAGCTCTCTTCTGAGCGAATCTATTCATGTTAAATAGTTGACCTTGGTTAGATCCATAGATAGAAAGTCCTTGTAAGTAAGTTCCTGGCCCAGCCATGCCGCTAGCACTTCTGCTGTCTGCCACACCATTGGGTGACTTCAATATTAAATGAGGTGTATCTCCACTATAATCTATCTCTCCATACTGTTGATACCCTCCAGCCATATAACTACCATCCTGTATCTCCTCAACACTAGCACCTATAAATCCAAGATCTGCATAGTTTTTCATCTTAGCTAACTCACTATTAGCATAAGTGGGTTCAAAATTAAACACCTTATCTACAGATACCCCTTGCATATAGTCCTCTTGTTTTTTAGGATCAGCGATTACACCCTCTATCTGTGATATCTCATCTTGCGCAGCATACTTACCCTCAAAGTGATTGTACCCATAAAGTTCATCATAGAAAGCGTTTGACTGACGAAGTAATTCTAAGCCTTGAGATACACTTGTTATTGGCTCCCCACTTATAAGGGTCATGCTTTGTATTTGAGAGTCAACTAAATCAACATGCTCTTGCCAAAAAGGCCTTAACGCTGGAGCTAAATCTGCACCAGTTTCTTGGTACACATCATCCATCATTTTCTGGATTCTGTTTTGTTGAGCTAAACGTGCATTGTTAGCTTGTAAGGCCAGCCTTTGTTGCGCAGTATTTGCTGCAGCTGCAGCTTCTATAAGACCATCAAAGCCTTTTAGAGGTATCCCACCTCCAGTATATATTGGTCCACTTTCGTTAGACATTACGATTGAAATTGTTTTTGACTGTAGACTTTGTTAAGTGCTGAAAGAAGTTCTCTTACCTGTGATTTTTGTGGGTTACCCTTTAGTGCTTTCAATACCATGTCTACATCCACATCTTTAAAAGCATCGTGGATAGATTCAGTTTGTTCACTATTCATTACAGTAATAGTACCATCCTCATTCACCATGTGAGTTTCTTGTCCAGTAGTTTTAGCTACAACCTCACCAGTCTTAGCGTCTTCTATATTGTATTCTTGTGCATCATGATCTTCTTTACCCCCTGTTTTGAAGCTTTCCCCAGGACGAAGAAGTTTATCTACAGTTCCACCCATATCAAACGTACCTTTACCCTCACGCATACGTCTACGTATATACTCACTTACTCGCTTCTCTGCCTCTGTTTCCTCAATCTGTTTCATTCTTGATTCATGAGGTGTAGATTGGCGTTTAGAACCTTCCTCCTGATCTTGATTAACTTCTTCTTCAACTTCTTCTTCAGGATCTTCTTGAATTACTGTATCCCCTTGATCTAAACCCTGCAGTATATCAGATAGTGTTCTCATATTGATGCCTGCACCTCCATATACTACGCCACCGCTTGCATACTTTGATAATTCTTTCTCTAACTCAGCTTTTTCTATTTGAAGTTTAAGATCTCCTATCTGATCTTTAAGGCTTTTTGTTTTAATACCTTGATCAGCTGATCCAGGAAATAGTTGAGCATATGCATCAGGATTTGTTACCTGTAAAGAAGCTAGATCTGTCGGTATGTTTAACGCACTACCTATACCTGAGTACAACGTCTGAGTACCTGCATCAAAAGCTTGTGTGCCTCTCTCTAAATCAAATTGAGACAACCCTCTGCTAACATTTAACGCATCTTCAGCAGCTTTAACTGCTGGCTGATTAGCATCCGCTATCTGTTGAGCGGTTGTAAAACCTAATTGTTGTTCTGCTTGCGCTAGATTAGTACCAAAATTTTGAGTGGCTCCGAAAGCTGATGGATCTCCAGATGCTAAAGCATCTAAAAACGAAGTCATAGACTGATCAAGTCTCTCTCTTGCTAGGTCACCAGATCTTTGAGCTAACCTCTTTTGTTCGTCTACACTGCTAAGAAGCTCATCACTAGGGCCTGCAGTAGCTAACAAAGCATCTCTTGCGTCACCTATTAAAGTCTCAGCATCTTTTCTCTGTTGTGCCCCTAGATAAGTGTTGAGGCCTGCCCCTACTAATTGTCCTATTACTGATAATGCTCCTAATGCCATGATATACTGCTTATTTTACAAAAATACGAAATTATTTTTTAGTTCTAGTACTACTCGAAATGCCTCCATGATCATATTCAGAAAACTCATATTCTACATTTAAAGAAGTTATCTCAAAGTCTGCGCTATTAAGAACTAAGAATGCATCTGCAAACGATCCGTGTGGATCTGCTCCATTTATAAACCCTGGTGTCATAGCGTACAACACTTCCCTACCTTGAAAAACAAGAGAATCTTCACCTTCTTGTGCCTGAAACTGATAAGGGCTAATAAAGTTTTCATCACCAGCACATCCTGGAGTCCTTTCATACCTTAGATGTGGACTATTAATGTTGTCAGGATTTCTAACCTGCATCATCAAAAAGTTACCCTTTTTAAAAGAGTTATTAGCGTCAGAGTAAGGATCTCCATAAGATAAAAATAAACCATAATCTTGACTGCCTAAAAAATTAATAGCTTCTGTGAAGTTGTATTGATATTCTCCTGTATTAGGAGTATAAGGGTTTTCAGGGTCAGGATTTAATGTATAATATGGAGTAGAAATCATGTCCCCATCTTGGGTCACTCTTCCGCTAAAAAACTTTACATATTCTCCAGGGTCGCCATCACCAGTCCTTGAAGCAGGAATAGGGTGATTAGACATAAATCTCTCTATTTCAAAAGCATATAAGTGAATATTTGAAGGTGTAGCAATATTAAAAGTAATTGTGGGTGACACATCAAGACCGTCACTATCAACATGTAATCCAGGTATAGGAACAGGAGCTGAATCTTCTCCACCGTCAGTTAAAAGCCTCCATAAATTTGTTTGTAGATCTTCACTAAATGCTTGCCACCTATATACGTTACTTATCTTACCTATAGCTTTTATGTTAGTGCCTGTCATTGCTCTCTCCTTACCTATCTCTCCATATATAGCATGTCCTTTTCTTACTAGTGGTGTAAATCTATGATTATCTATGAGAGTTTGAGTTGTAGAATTGTTGTTAACAACAAACATACTTGAACCTAAATTTAAATTTTGGTTGTTGCCTTCTATAGAAAACGATTTAAATAGCTTATTACTAGACGTAGTATTTCCAGTAGAAACCTTTGTTTTTTTATAGCCGTTAAAACTCACAGCTAAAGCAGAAACAGCACTATGACCAACATTAAAAAATGAATTATAAGCTCCTCCTGAAGAAAAAATAGAAGAATCATTGTGTCTCCAAATCATTTTGTTTTGATCATATTCAGCCTTATGCATAGGTGAAGTAAAAAACAATTTATTAATGTGCATCATACACGAAGGAGTATATGAGTATCTAGTCTTCCAATATTTTGCTGTGTTATTAAACGCTATTGTTTGCCTCATAATTACTATTGATTATTGTCTTCGTCATCGGAAGTAGATCTTGGTCCAGCAGCCTCTATATCTTCATCACTAAATCCTTCATTATTTAAATGAATTTCTAGACTATTTAAGTCACTTGCATTATTAATACCATCTTGATTAACATCAAAACCCATATCGAGAGTTTCTGGATCGCTATTTAAATATGTAAATAAAGCCCAATAGTCTAAAGGATTTGACACTCCATCGCCATTTACATCAGTTATGTGTGCTGGGCCCTGATTTGTACTTCGCAATGTTAATAAATTTTTACGCTCAAGTCCAATGGTTGGGTCTTTTGGGTCCTGCGGATCTTCAGGTTTATCTATTTCAATAGATAAATTCATATCTGCAGTCTGCAAGCCACAATCGTCTTCAGCGCTTGAAAAAGTAAACGTAGGTGTGTAGTTATAAGTTCCTTCTGAAAGGGTTGGTGGAATATTCATTACAACCATTATTGTTACATTTTGATTAGGAAATATTGGAGTTCCAATAGCATCTGATAATCCTACAAAATTTGTTACAAAAGGTGGTGACGGATATAAATCTGCAGCGTTAAGTGTGCCGATTTGAGAGCTAGAATTTGTAATTGTTACTGAAACTTCAACATAATCTCCTGCAGATAATCCTGATAAAGATCCAAGTTGTCCATTTACTTTAACTTTATATGAAAAATCAAATTCTGCACATCCAAATTGCACATCTGGATCTCCTGAATCTGGTTGAACATCGTCATCAGGATCGCCAAGTATTATAAACTCTCCATCATATTCAAAATCATAAAAGTTTTCATCTTCACTAAAATCTCTCATATTGTGTATAGAGATAATAAATTCATCACGTAATGGATCGTACCCCCCAACAACTCTTATTCTTCCTTCACCATTAGCTTGATCTTCGAGAGCTCTTTTAAACACATTGTTAAAATAAGATTTCATACCAGCTTTAGATATAACCTCTATACCTTTAGACCTACTCCATCTATATACTTCTTTTCTACTTTTACTAGCCCAATATATATTCTCTTCTGCTCTAACAACACTCTCTGGATTACCGTCTGTCCCGTAATCACCCATGTAGAACTTTTGTGTTCCTAAAATTTTATCAGATCCAATTAAAGATTCACTGCCGCCTGCTGTAGATAAAATACTTCTGCTTACAGGTATAGAGCTGGCTTTATCTTCTTGAATTATAAATACGTTATCATAATCATTCAACATATAATTTATAGATCCATACTCGTTAGGCAAATCTTTAAAGTTAAATGTCGATGCATTAAACATCGTATAGCTATTTCTTTTTGCAGAATAATTGTTTTTTTCAGAAAATGTTATAGACGATCTTTTATATAATGTTTGAGCATCGGGTACAACAACTTTTACCTTACCCCAATCTAATCCATCTGCGCCTGGTATAATATCTGTAAATGTTTGACATTCTAAAAAGTAATTTTTAAAACGAGGTTGACTTTTATTTTTCCCAACCTCAGCTATACCCTGTATAATGCTTGCAAAACCTATATTCGTTAATTCAGGTTCATTTACAGGAATGTTTCTCCAGTATACATCTCCGTCTTGAAGAATTATCTCTGGTGTGCCATGAACTTTGATGCCTTGTGGATTTAGCACTATGTCGTATTTTTCTCCTATTTCATAGAAAAATCTTTCATCAGCATCTTGAGATTTTTTAGGACTATATATCTCAACAATAGTATTATGACTCCACTTATTATCTTGATATAAGTCTATTGCATCTTCATTAGTAGAATCATTAAATGGCATATCTAAAGCTACTGACGCATAATTAAATCCCTCAGCATAAGGATTATTTTTTAAGACTAGAAATTGCCCTTCTTTATGTTTAGCACAGTATGTTGCATCTTCATTAAGAAGAATGTTTTCTTCTACATTAGAAGTCATTGTTTTTACACCAACAATTTCAAAATCGTAATCACCGCTTACAGGATATACAGTTGAGCCATCTGATTGTTTAAATGATATAATCCTTAGTTTATCACCCTCTGAATAAGTATATAAATCTTTCTCACCATTTACCCCCATAGCTCCATACGCATGACTATAAGAGGCGTTATTTTCTCCTTGCAATAGTCCTAAAGAAACATAAATTAAAGCTTCATCAGTCATTACAGTAGCGTCAAAGTCTGGATTTGTATTTTCTAAGAAAGCAAGTCCAGTAGTGTATTGTCTAAAATCTCCAATTGTACTATTGCCACCATAAACAATTTGATAGTGAGTAGCCCATCTTGGTGGAAATCCAGTTATGTTTAGTTGTATATCAACTCTACCTTTATTGTATTGACCTCGTTCTATATTAGAGTAACCTGCAACATATACATTAGTCAAATAATTAGCATGACCTGACCTACCTCTTTGATCGTAATAAACGATGGCAAACTCATGATTTGCTCTAGTTTTAAATGATCGATGATAATATGTACCTCCTGCTAATAATACAAAGCTGTCATAATCAGGTACATCTAAAAAGTTATTATTGTTATTTAAATATGCACTTGCGCTTTCATAAGATCCAGTACCTTCAGCAACATCAAGAATATATTGCAATCTCACAAAATTACCAGCATTACCAGTCATCAGATTTAAATTCATTGCATCTGTTATAGATCCAACACTAGGGAAAGTTTGAGCAACAAGATTTGGATGAGTAGGAGCCATTAAATGCAATAAAGCAGTAGCTCTATAACTCATGGAAAATTGATGCGCAGGTTGATCTGGCTGAGCGTTCTCCGAAACCATAGTAATACTAACATATGGTTGAGGTCCTATATTACCTTTAAATATTTGATATGGGGTTAAAGATCCAAAAGTTGTACCCATAACCTCATTTGGTGCATAAGGATTTGGATCATCGCCAAAAGCACCTTGATAATCCATAGATAACTCTTGTACATACCCTAAGTTACCTTCCCCATCAATAAGTGTTAATCTTTGATTGTTACCTCCGTAATAATTAGCTACTTCATCATCAGTATGAACAAGTTCTATTGGATCAGATACATTACCACTTGGATTAGTTAAAACGCCTATACATAAGGTTCTATTGTCCTCAATAGTCATACATGGAAATAAGGCTGACCCCATAGTGCCGCTCATATTATCACCTTGTTGAAAACGAGACATTACAGTCATTTGAATAGCTGCTGGTGGGATAAAAAATAAATTCTTATGACCTACAGAGCTTAAGATTGTTGCATCACTTGGATTACCAAAATCCTGTTCAAGCATAGCATTACCTACTATATCTAGTGGATCTACACTGTTTAAATAATTTCTATCGTACGTTCTCCATTTTGTTATATTACAGTTTTGAATATTTGGAGGTATCCAACCTTGCAATGTAGTATTTGTTTCATTGTTATATTGATTATAATAATAATTGCCATCTGTAATATCATTTATACCTGCATTTTGTATTTGATATTGATTGTCTGGTGATGGAAATCCTACTTGACTTCCGCCTACATCCCAAGGAACTAGAGGTATGCAAGTTCTAACATCTACGCCACTAAGCGATTGTAAATTTAAACCAAGAAACAAACCTGTGCTAGATATAGATGCGAATTCAGAGGCATCTGGGAAAGCTTTGAGTCCCATTGTAACAGTTGCTTTGTTTACTATAAAGTAACCGCAAGGTGGATATCCTCCTTGAGTATTCCCAGCAGCCTCTGTCATTGCAAAATATAGGTTACTATCGTCCCCCATAGGCCTTACTGCGCACACTAAGTTTTTATTTTCGTCAAAATTATCTAAAGACGCATTAAAAGTGTCTACGTCACCACTTAGACCACAGTTTATATCATATGTTGAAGTTATAGTAGGTTCTTCCTGAAGGTTTGCTAGAGGAATTCCATTTTCAGTAGGCATAGCAACACCTCCATTAGTAAGTATGCTATATAACGCATCTCTTACAAACTCTCTACAGTTTTCATCAATGTCCCAATTGGTTGTAAAAAAAACGCTAAAGAAAAGTGCACCACCTTTTAATATTAAAGGATTAGCCGCTGAAGTTCCATAAGCTACAGGAAATTCAAAAGACTCAAACCCTGCTCCACTAGGTCTTTGACCTTTCCACACATTAAGACCATCTATAAACTTAACACCTAAATTTTTACCAAACATAGACACTCCATCCCTAACATAATTTCTCTGATCATAATCAACACTGTTATCTGAATTAATAGCATCAAAAGCTTTGTTCGTAGAAGAGGGTGAGTAAGGATGGTTAGGTCCATTATAAAACCTTTGCTCTAAAGTTCCGTGATAAGATTTCTTGTGATTATATATATGAAAATTATCGTCAGGTATAGATGACCAAGAAACTTTTATGCTTGATCCAGCAGGTAAATTTGTTTGAGGTATTCCATCAGTATTAATATGAAACCCAGTTATTCTACTGTTACCTACATTTGATACAACATCATCATCTTCTTTATAATTATCTGGGGCAACTATGTAAGGCGTAACAGTGAGTTCAATATTATATCCACCAACAGGAGTTCTACTGTACAATGCTTTTCCTGTAGCACTAACATTATGAGCTGGATAGTTTTCTAAATAATTACCATACATAAGTCTATCAGAAACAATAGCCTGAGCTTGAGCAACTCTTGGTAAATTACTATACTGAGCACCTTGTTCTTCTTTAGATACAGGCACTAAAATTCTATCGTTATAAAAATCAAAAGCTATATACGGAGAAAAACTATCCCAAAATGGACTTTCTCCGCTACCATTACTAATAACATCTATACTTCTAAATGACCCAACATTGCCAAATCTAGCTAAAACTCTAATTTCTTTTACCTCTCTTGTCCCTCTTGGTATTTGTAATCTACATACATTTTGCAAATAAGGACTTCCTGCTGCCGCCCCCATTTGTATATATGCTGGAGGTATAGCTATTTTAGAGTATGTAGATATAGCGCTTTCTACATTATCGTCATATATATACTGATATGCAAATTGAATTCCAGGTAGATTTGTAAAATTTGAAACATTTCTATTTGGATCAAAATCAAATATAGAAGTTATAGGCTCTATTGGAGTCCTTGGGCAAGCACATATTAGATCTAAAATATCATCATCGTTGTAACCTTGCTCAAGAGCCTGCAAGCTCATACTCATTACTTTAAATACATCAAGTTTTTTAGGCTCGTTTCTATTATCAGTAAAGTACAACATTATGTTTCTTACTCTGTCTACAGCATCATCAGGGTCTGTGTAACCTGGTGGCACGCCTATATCAACATTATCTGAGGTATCTAATGAAGGGCCTGCATCAGCAGCAGCGCTTCTTTCCTCGTAGCTTGAATTTCTTAACTGTAAATCCCTAGTATTTCTTTGCCCTACGTGAACAACATCACCTTTAACAAATCCATCGCTTGGGAAGTTAAACTTTTCTGAGGTGTATACTTTGATATAAGACCCAGGTATATCATTACCAGGTAACAATCCCTCCTGATCCCAAGCCCAGACTCCCATTTGATTTACACTACTAGACCAAACGAAGAAAAATATAATGTTAAATATATCATCTGTAACAGATCCAATAACACGAATTCTGCTGGCATCATCAACATATGTATTTAAAGGAAGCTCAAATATATCTTCAATAGCTGCATTAGAAGGCATTGGTTTTATGCAAGAAAAATCTCCAGAATAATCATTTAACATCTGATTAAAAGATTCTCCGTCTTTATAGCTATGTTCAAAAGCTAAATTTAAGGCATCAATCATTTGATTGGACGGCCTTACTCTAGAGTCTGCATCTACATTTATACCCTGTGGTGTTACCTTATCAATCATTAATACTTAGGGGCTTGCTTAAAGTTCTTGCGAATAGTTTTAAATATTTCTTCTTTACTAAAGTTTGAAAGCCTTGCTTTAGCTTTACGTCTTTCGTTGTAATACTCAGCTCTTGCTCTAGTTTTTTCATTAAGAGGTATGGTAGACTTTCTTTCGCAAAGCTTATAGTATATATAGGATCTTAAGGCTTCTTCAGCGTAAACATGTATAACTGGATTTGTAGATCTTGCTTCATCAGATATATATTCTAAAACCACATCTGTGGTGCTTGAATTCGTGTCAAGCTCTATTCTGTTTTGATCAAGATTAATTCTATACGCTCCAGGAGCATATGCACCACCAGCACCATACAGTCTGCCTAAACCTCCTTGAAAAAGATAGTTCTCAAAGATATAAAAATCTAAATCGCCAGAGTCGGCATTTGAAGATTCTGTAGCTCCCTTGTCATCTTGTTTGTTAAGAACTAAGTTAGTATCTAAATTTAATGGTCCTTCTTCACTATCTGATGTTAGTATAGTGTCACCTATAACTGTCTGTGGATCATTCACAGTATCTCCACTAGTATCTTGAGCAATCCTTTGAGAATAGTTTATATGTTTGTTTTGATTAAAAACTCTAACTGTTCCGTCAGAATCAACCACACCTAATTTTACAAGATCAACATAATCTTCTGGTAAAGTTATTGTATTATTAGACTCTACAGATCTTTTAATAGATTTAACTCTAGATGTTACATCAAAACCAAATTCACGAATACCACGTAAAGCTATGTTTCTAATGGCTGCGTCAGATGCATTACTTGCATAGTCATCACCATCCATAGTAATTATATAGTCGTTTATTAATTGACGTAAGGTAATGTAGTTCATTCCTCTATCTGATACATCTATAAATGGCATTATTCAGATTTTTCTTCGTTAATAGCAAAGGTTGAAAGATAGCTATCTCTTAACCTAATACCAATCATTTTAGCTATCTCTACAATTAATTCATTTTTGTAATGATCTGGTAATTCAAAATGTCTTGAGTTAAGGAAATCTCCAACTTGAATATTAGCCCCCATCTGCATTTCTACATACACAGGAGTTGAAGTAATATCAACAGATCCGTCATATGCATTAATAGATTTTGGTTGTCTATAATATTTAAGTCGTACAGCATTTAAATCAAAAGGAAAAACCTCTATCACATTAGATATAATAGCAACAGGGAATGCGAGAGTTGGTGCAGAAAGATTACTAGTTAAAACCCTTTCTGCTGTTTCTGAATTATAAATTAAATCCAGATTAACACCAGAATCTATAGCATTTATACTAATAATTCTAGCTAAATCTATAGGTTTATTAAATGTACTAGCGCCTAGATCTGCTGGATCTATATATTCTCCTCCTTGTTCTTCTGGATCATAGTCTTCAGGCTGTGGTGTAATGTCACTTAGATCCATTATTGTAATAAAATAAGATAGATCCTCTTCTACCATTTTGTATAAAGACTTATCACGAGCCCCATCAATACCACCTCTTCTAGCTTTATTAGCTGCCAGCAACTCTTGAAACATTTCATTAAATACATTTTGCTGTGCTATACCAGCGAAAGTGCTAAACACTTCTGGGGTTACAAAACCTCTTTGCTCTTTATTACAAAGATCTCTTACAGCGTTATATACATCTATAATGTTTACCATACGACAAATATACGAAATAAAAAAGCCGCCATTTTAGGCGGCCCTTCTATAAGTGATACAAGCCTTTATGATAGCTTATCTAATCTTTCCTCTATAAGAGAAAGTACTGAAGCTCCTTTTTCTGTTAAACAAAATCTAACCATTGTATCTGTTGGATCTTGACCTACAGGTACTGATACAATCAAACTATTTGCGTCAAACCAATATACACCATTGGGTCTTAACGAAATAATCTGATAATCAGAAGCTTGTTTTATCGTTGATCTACAAGTTACTTCAGGAGAATCTAAAGATTGTAAAAACTCTTTTGGTTTAGACTTTGCAATTCTCAATAAGTTATATCTAATTTCTGAAGTTGCTGCATTTATATTTATACCATAATATAATGCTATAGCTAAAAGATCACTAATCTCTCTATCTCTTACAATAGATACAGCATCAGAAACTAAAAATTCTCTATTTAATTCTTCCTCTGCATCTTTTCTTTTATCAACAAGCTTAAAAATGTTACCTCCATTTGCTTTATTAGAAGGATGAAGTTCTAAAAACTTTTTTAAGTTAGGTTTCTGTTTAGGAACAAATAATCTTCCTAACTCAAATATTACAGATTGTTTTACTGCGTTTTCAGATTGCTCGTCTACAAAGATAGATGGCTCGTTTGGACAATACCTTATTTCTCTTACAGTATCATTTTCTTTATCGTAAACAGTAACACCTTTTTGCGGCAACATAAATACAATGCCACCACCTCTAGGTATTTCATACTCTACAGCAATGCTACTTTCTTCTTTACGTTTAATAGTTCTTTTCTTTTTAGGCGCAACTTTAGGTTGCTCCATAACTACAGTTTCTTTAACTGCTTCCTTCTGGAGTTTAGGTCGTCCAGTAGACCTTTTTGTTTTTGTTTCCATTGTTAAATAAATTAAACTACATAAAAATTAAATAAATCTTTTGCTAAAGCAGCAGATCTTGTCACTCCTATATCATTAGGTATAACTCCAAATCTGGCTATATATCCTCTAAATTTACCATGTGCACTACCACCAGACAATCCGTCAACATCTTTTATAGTTCCTAACCTTTCAATTAAAAGATCACCGTCAGTCCTAAAGGGGCTACTGGCAATAAGACTTTCATCATTCATTTTAGTTTTTGCTGGTATAAAGCCTATAATGTCGCCATCTCTATTATGTAAAAACATATTAAAATGTATATCTCTTCTTATTATAAATACATCTACGTCGTAATCTGAAACGACATGTCTTACTATCATGGATTTAGGCCATGTATAATCAACTGTTCCACCATCCGTATTGTTGGTTTTTGTTGTAGCAGCATTACCAGTTACTCCACTATGTCTCACAGAAAAACTATTTCTATTCTCTTTTATTGGCACACCAACACCGCTAAAATCAGTGCCCGTAGGAAAAAGACCTCCAAACCCTACAGTTTCACCAGCAGCATCTCCATATAAAGCCATTGGTGCTATAGATTGACCTAAAACACAATATATTGTATAATCTTCTTTTACATTAAAAGAACCAGGAATTACAAAGTGATCACCGTTATTTGTATGTGCTGATCTTGTAGATATATTGCTAGTTCCTGATGATGTTTCACAGGTAGGTGTTCCATCATTAGTTGCATTGTGTGTTGATCCACCAGTTCCTGAATTTTTCCATAATGTAATTGTGGCTCCATCTGCAAATGAAGTTAAACCCTCATGATTAAAATCTATTGTAGGTAAATTCCCTCTAAAATTAATTCCAGCAATAGTGTCTTGATATTGTTCTTCTGTATCACCAATAGATAATTTTCCTGTTTCCATACTTATAGGCACAGTAGGCACTTTAAGGCTTATATCAGATGAAGATTGTATGTTTGATCCAGAAGGACCAGTATTAAGAATAGCATTAAATCTTAATATAGGACTACCTGTATTTGAAGTCATAAAGGATAAAATGCTACTTATCAGTCTATCTTCTTCACCTTCGTTTGTAGCAATAGATAGATTAACTTTTTCTATAGCATCTCCTGGATTTGAAAATACCTCTTCATAAATCCCAGCATTATCAAATGTTATATGTATAAATCCTTTAGAGGATGTGAAGTTACATATTTTACTCGCTGGAACACAAAAAGAACTTATCCCTCTACCCGTATCAGAAGCTCTTAAACTTCCTAGCGATAATTCTGATATATTAAATAAGAAAAACTTCATAAAGTAAATTAAACTATGTACAAATATACTAACAACTAATTATTTTTTTTTGCCCCGTGCTTTTCTAATAGCTTCTTTACCCTTTCTAAATATAGCAGCTACCTTACTCTTCTTCATTACTTTAGCTCTTTGTTCACCTACAGTAAGTATCTGTATCTTTCTAGCAAAAGGCTTATTAATTCTTTTGACCTTAGCTACAGTAGCTCTAGCATCTGCTGGGGTAGCAAACTTTATACGCACTGTATCCTTTGGGTTCTCATCTGTATAGAGCCTTCTCCCAGAACCTTTAGGCTTCTTGCCCGTACCTACTTTAGGATCTCTTTTCTTTGCTCTCATGCTACAAATATACGGAAATAAAAAAGGGACCGAAGTCCCTTTCTTGTAGTAGTATTGTTCTAATTAAACATAGAAAACTGATACAGCAGCAGCTCCTGTTCTTCGAACCACTATAGTGACTCCAGATTCAGCAGCAACCGTTGGATTGTTTAAGTAAGTAACTCCAGTAGCAGCTTCGTTTAATGTTACGTTTTGGTCTCCGTCATTTACGTAGTAACAACGAGCGGACATATTATCAGCAGTTAAACCAAGACCTGCAATAAGGTTAGCAGCAGTATCCAAAGTTACAGCTCCAGCTCCAGTAGCAGAAGTGTGAAGAATCAAACCTGTAGCAAATTCAGCAGCTGTAATAGTTGCGTTTTGGGCATCTTCATTTGTCAAACCAATACTTTGTAAAGCTATTTGACCTACTCCATCTGTAATTGTTGGTGCAGTAGCAAAATCAATATTAGCAGAAACAGAAGAATCATCAGCATTGTTAGCTAAAACAACAACAGCATCTTTTGCAAAATTAATAGCTTCAACAAACTCTCTGATTACTGTTTGACCAAGACCATCAGTAATAGTAATATCTACAGTAGTATGATCATTAGTTAAAGCATCCTCAAAAGTTAAGATTAAGCTATCTGTATTGTCCATATGCATAGCCAAGAGGCTAGACACAGGGAATGTTCTTGCAGCATCTTCATCAGAAGCAGCAGGATTAACGTATAAAAATTTCTTATTTGTATCCATAGTTTCTAATCATTAAGATATTGCAGGAAGCGAAGCAGTAGCAGTGATACTTGAGTGCAAGTATACGCTGTTAGTGTCATCAGCAACCACAATAAAGGGTTCATTACCAAATCTAATCTCTTCAGAGATAGCTCTCATTACTTCAGTACCAGTGTTGTCTGATATAGTAAGGGCAACTTCATATTGCTTTAAAGCAGCACCTGCACCTACAGAAAACCTTAGTTTTAAGTTTGTACCATCAGTCACCATAGCCATGTCAGTAAGAAACCTTGCTGGAATAGCTGTAGAGTCTGTGGCAGCATCTTCAAAATATAAAAATTTTTCCATATTATAAGTTATTTCTTGTAGCTAAGAGGTAGGGCCGAAGCCCTACTTCCTACCTAACTATTAATATTATCCTTTAATAAGAACGTGTTGGTTAGCAGCACGCACACATAAAGCAACTTCTGAACGGTAGTGGAAAGTCATTACGTCTTTACCAGCATCTCCGTTAGTATGCCCCATGATTCCTCCACCAGTTACCCAGTGCTCCATCTCACGGCTGTAGCCATTAGCTTCTTTGTAGTAAAGAGCTAGAGAAGGAACCTTAGCACCTGAACGTGGATCAGCAACAGTAGCTAAAGGAACCATAGCACCCTGAATGAAGTTAGATGCACCCAGAAGAGTAGGATCATTTAGTAGCTTCCAATCATGCTTGTGGAAAGTGTATCCACCACGAGTGAACGACTTAAAGCCAAGCTTTACAGCCATATCAGCATCGTTGTTGAATGCACCAAATTGTCCAGGTAAACCAGCAGTTACACCAGTAGAAAGACCTGAAGCAAGCATATCATCAATAGCTAAATCTTGCTTTCTGTTTAAGTACATAGCGTACTCAGAAGGAGCACCTTGCTTGTCAAGCTCGATGATAAGATCATCAAACTCTGCAAAGCTGTCCATAGGGTTAGCATTAGCGTTAGAGATATTAATACCTCTATCTTCAATAGCAGAGAAGTAACCTTCAGAACCAGCTAAAGTAGCACCTATGTCGTTATCACCATCATCAGATCCAGTAGCTGCATTCTTTTCGCCAAATAGAAGCATCATTTCACGACGATCTTCAAAACGCTTACGAGCCTCTTGCTCACCGTACATGAACCAGCGGTAGTCTCCGTTTCCAAGATTAATCCATCCAATGTTAGTTGCTTGAGATCCATTCACTTGGTAACGATCTTTTACAATCTGGAATGGATTGCTAAACTTCTTAATGTCTGGATCAGTAAAGTTTGAAGGCTGATCTGTTCCTTGAGCATAAATATTACCAAGAACGATAAGGTTTCCAGCGTTAGCAGTTGTTGACTCTGTAGGAGCAGTGTCAGCACCATCAAGACGCTCTAACTTTAATACTTGATCATTAGCTGTAGAAGAAGCATCGTTAACAATGTAACGAACTCCACTCGCAGTGCTCATTACTACATCGTTCTCTTGAACAAATCCAGCAGAACCAGCAGCACCACCTCCAACAGGATTTTCTCCAGAACCAGAAGCTGAAGCATCAACAGTAAAGTCAACAGATCCAGGAGCTGTTGAACCTCCACCAGCAGCGTTATTAGCAAACGTACCGTTTAGTTTTCTGTGACGACGGCCTGTTTCCCACCAATCAATTTGATCGTTGGTTCCTCCGCTTGTCACAGCGCCAGTAAGGCGTAAGAATCCAGTAATACCTTGATCTCCGTATGTTTCAACTAGATCAGGAAGGACAAAGTCTTTGTTCGCTTTAATGAGCGAATCAATAGTTGTGTATTTTTCGGGCGATACTCGCATATCAGGAGAAACCTGATCGATAGTAGCCCCAGTAATTGTAGCCATTTTTTCTTAATTTTTTAAATCTTAAAAGTCATTTTATTTGAGTTCTTACCTAAAATGTTTTTTAATTGTTCCCCTAAAGGATTATCAGGTTGTGAACTCTGTTGAGGAACTTGAGCTGAAACATTAGCCGCATTCTGTACTACTCCCTTTTGTCCGTCACTAAGGCCTTGCCTATAAGTAGACGCTACAATAGCATCGATGTTATCGATGATAGCACGGTGTGAGTTTAGTGTATCAAAATCCCAACTTCCATCATCACGGACGTATGCATCAAAGTACTCGTCAAGACGAGCGTTCTTATTAACAAGGTCCTGTTTGTATCGGTCATCCAATCCGAAAGTAAAAGTCTTATCATTACCTAGATCAAATTCTAATCCAGTTAAATCATTAGCCTCTTGTCTCATTTCTGAGATCCACTCTTCATCAATAAAGCTTTCTTGTTCTTCTGCTGGCTGCTGCTGTACTTCAGGAGCTGCATATCTCATGCGTTGCTCTTCAATCTGTTTTTTAGCATTAGCTGCATCAACCTTCATTTGAAGGCTTCCGACTTTAACTTCATCCTCTGAGTACTTGTTTGGATCTAACTTGTACTTGTTCAGAATAAGAGTGTTCACCTCTTCAGCAGAAAGATTAGGATACTGTAGCGCCATATCTACTTTTACCAAAGTCGCATCATCCATCTCAGATGTGCTTAATGACTGGTAAGTAAACCAATCTTTCGGAGCTCTTCCTGTCTCCGAAACGAATTTAGCTATAGCCTCCACCCTTTCGTCCATAGGTGTTGGTTGCGAATACAAATCATCTAAAGAAGTTATATCTCTGTCAAGCTTCTCGCTTAAATAAGACATAACTGCATTTTCTATTTCATTGTCGCTATATTGTACTTCAGCAGGTTGCTGCTGAGTAAATTCTTCTTGACTAACTTGAGGAACTTGATCGTTCTCAGGTTGCTGTTCTACTTGAGGTTCACTAGTAGTTTCTACCTGTGGTTCACTAGTTACCTGTTCAGTAGGTTCAGAAACTACTTGAGACTCCTGTTGTGGAGCCTCTTCAGTTACTGTTTCTGTTTGTTGTGATTCTGCATTCATTGATGCAGAAAGTTCTTCGGGTGAGCTGAATACTTCAAACCCCCCAATAGTCTCTTTATTTTCTTCCATTATTATTTAATTAATTTTATATTATAACTGCTCCCTTTGTGGGTGAAATTTTAAGCTTGGGTAGCAAGGCAGGTAACAAATGCAAGACTTACTACTAGCAGCAGTTACTTTATATGCTTCGACTAATAAATCTTGACCAAGACCTACAACAGTTGTTGCTGCTCCACCTGCAAAATTATTTGCCTCTATTGAACCAATAGCAGCTGCTTCACAAGCGGTAATTTTAAAAGTAGGCGGAAATGGCAGCAAAGTTGCTGTTCCATAAATAGATCCAGAATCATTAGCATCAGATACACCATCAGTGATATCACCTAAAAATCCTTCAAAGTCAAGCTTCTCAAGCTTCAAGTGAGAGTCGGACGCATCAAAACTTTTAACTTTATATAATCCGTTATTACTAAGACCATCGCTATCTGTATGTCCATTAATCACCACTAAAGATCCTTTAATGATTTCCGAATCATCCATATCCGTTACATTTTCAGTCTCGCCTGTAGGGTATACAATTTTAGCTGCAGTATCAATAAATATCTGAAGGTCTTCATTGCTATCATCATATACATATCCATGAGATGATGCGGAATCTATAGCCACAGATCCACCGTCAAATCCTAATCCAGCAAAAAATATTTCACCATTTGTAATTGCAACTGCATACCCTTGACCGCCTGTAGCTTTATTATAAACATTGTTAGAGGCCATGCTTTGACCTGGTACTTTATCGAAAAATCCTTTTGAGGTTGCCATAGTTTTTACTTATTAGTTTTGATTAAAAGGTCCTGCAGCAGAGCTGTCTAGTCCAAATACACCAAACTCTACCATAGAATCTACCTTTGTGCCATATACTCTGTATCCTTTATCTACTGCAACGGGGATAAAACAAAACTCATTGCCACCTATTTTGGCAACAAGTCCGTCAGAGTCTGTATCATTATATATGTATACGTAGTTTTCTTTTTCTGTCTCTAGATTTTTTAAGAACAAGTATGCAGATTCACTTTTATCATTAGCCGTATACACTTCTAGAGCATTAGCATCAACAGCAGTCTTTAGAACTTTAGCCCTGCTAAGAATACCAGAGTCAGCAGCTGCAGAAAAATCTGCAGATACATTTACTGGGCTTGCTAAAACAGAAGCACTACTTAATGTTAATGTTGCTCTAAGTGTAGCCATTATGCTTCGTAAATTACAGCATACTCAACAGTCATTGCTGTGCTAACGCTAGGAGTAATTTTAATATCTTGATCTCCGTTAAATGGGAGTAAAGCCCAATCACCAGCGTAAAGCCTTCCAAGAAGCTGAGACTCAATAGTTACAACAAGATTTTCTGTAGCTACAGTGCTAGTATTTTTTAAGTACACTTTATGTGCTCTGTCATCAGTATAATCACCTTTAGCAATAAGTGTTACTTGAGATGTAGACGAAAATGTTTTTCTAGCTATTCCAGTAAACTGATCTAATCCAGTTACTGTCCCAGCTTTCGTTAGTGTTGCCGTTGTAGACAACGATAAAGCGTCACCTGTTAGGTCAGCGCTTGATAGTGTTAATGTTGCAGTAGTTGTTGCCATGATAAATAGTTATTTGTGCAAATATACTTATTATTTCTTTTTCTTCTTTTTACCTTTCCCAGCTCTAATCTTAGCTGCTTCTTTTCTTCCAAAGGCACTTTTTACACGAGCCATAGCCCACGCATGTTGAGACACTTTAGGTCTATTACCTGAACTCATGTATGCAGCTAAACCTCTCTTATAAACTTGTTTTTGTGCAGCATCTAAACTAGAGTAACCTCCACCTTTAGACTTACCACCTTTCTTAAGTACTTTCATATCTTATCTCTTTGTGCCATTAATTTTTTTAACCTTGCTGCAACAGCAGGAGGGAATCCTTTCTTTTTACGCTTTGCTTTAGTGCCTCTATATTTTTTATATATATTACTAATTTGTGTCATAAGTTTTTTACGCTTCGACACATTTGAACTTCCTGCTGTATACTTACTAGGATAGTTTTTAGCTTTTGCCATGATCAACAATTTTAAATTTTGCCTTAGCAACAGCTCCTGGATGCGGTTTGTAATCACCTTTCATTAAATAGTACCTACCCTGCTCCTCCATCCAGTGATAACCTTTTGGAGGATCTACAGACACCTTCTTATTAGATATCTTTAGTTTTGGTTTTTTCTTTACAACCTTTGCCATCTTAAAATCCTAGTGTAATCCTTTTGTAAAACTCTGCATCAATATCTTTTATAGGGTTTAAAAAATTAACTCTACAATATCTATTCATATTTTCTCTAGCTGTCTTGCTATTTGTTATGCACATATTAGCAGCTTGATAAGATGCATTTTTTTGCAAAAGTGAATCAATTCTTTTTTTTGTTGTTTTGTTAGTTAAATAACTCATAATACAAATATACTTTATTTACACTCCAATTATTTCGTCTATATTCGCAGTGGCTACACCATTAACCTCACCTATATTAGCACTAGCTACGAAATAAACGCCATTACTATATCCTGTAGGAGCAATAGTATAATCTAATGTTATGGTAGTGCCAAAAGCAATATTAATATCATCAGCAATATTTCCTGAACCCTCTGTATTTAAAAAGTCGTGATCGTGACTTATTATAGCGACTGTAAAATCATTGTTATTTTTAATGTCAGCTAAAGCATCTGAGTTTAATGTATACTCATTGTTACCAGTTGTCCAAAGTGTAAGTTCAGAGGAGTAAGGCGTATTGTAATCTAAAGAACTAGAAAAGTCTGTTGTTGCCAAGGCAGTTCCTCCGTCGCCACCAAAAGCTGTACTTTTTATTAATATAGTATCGTTAGGATTTGCAGCAGTATTGAATAGTGTACCGTTAACATCAATATGTGCAGCTGAAAGAGTGCTGGTTATACTGCTTGTATCAAAATGTAGAAACACTCTTTTAAAGCGTATAGTACCGCCACCTCTACCAGTACTCTTAAAATATTGAACAACATTAAGTTGATCATCTCCAGGAGAATCAACTACAGTCTGAGCATTGCCTGTTCTAGCTGTGGAAAAACTAGAAGAACTAAACCCTTGAGCTCGACCTTGCCTATTAACATTAATTGTTGGCATTTAAAATACTTTTTTAGGGAGGTAATATGTAGTAGAATTAAAATACATATTAGGCTCAGGGTTTACAGAAATAGCTTCATATGAAACACCGTCTATGTTATGAATAGTATTAGCAGAAGTATTTGTATTCCACCATGTAACTTTTGCTCCAGACTTACATAATGATGCTATAGTAGTAGCAAATAAAGTCCAGTCATCTTCCCCCCATGTATCGTAAAATACTCCATCGTAAGTAGACAAAGAATCTTTTACTTCATACCAATCTCCCTCTACTATGGTGACATTAGGTTTATCTGCAGCCCAAGCTTTAGCTTTTTCTATAACTTGAGGGTGGTTTTCTACTATAGTGTGAGATGTTATAGAATTAGCTTGAATGTGTCCAGCGGATATACCCATACCAAATCCTATTTCTAATATATCTCCACCTCCTTCACACACATAATCAGCAGATGCTTTCATTATAGGATCTTCCCAAGACATCATGACCTGCATTTCCCCTCCAAATGCCTCATCTGTATAATATATTCTATCAGACTCAAATACTAATGTTTTGTCTATATAACCCATTATGCTATTTTCACAAATGTGTTATCTGGATCAAGGAACATTTTTTTACTGCTTACATTAAAAGAGTACCCAAGTATTCTAACAAGTTGACCAGAAGAAGATGGAGCTGTAAGTGTAGCTTCTCCAGCTGTTGCCGACGCATATACTATTGCTCCTTCAGAATCACTCCCAGCGGTATATGCAGAAGCTAATGTTACACATCCTTTTATAATCATACCATTTGAAGAGTTTCCACTTCCTGCAGCAGCTGTTGCAACACCAACTAATTGACTAGCTGTAGTCTCTGCATCAGCATCTATTAATGTCCATGCACCGTTTCTTAAAACATATATGGCTCCAGCAGTAACGCTGTCATTACTAATTCCCGTTAATATTTCAGCGCCAGTTCCAAAATCACCAGCATTATTACCGCTTATTGCGTGAACTATTGATCTAGGGGAAAGTGTGCCAGTTGATACATCTCCTGTAGTGTCAAACGTACTAGAACCTATATCTATATTACCAAATCCAGATGAAATAGATCCACTATCCAAAGCGCCAACAGTCGTTATAGCAAGGCCATTTATATCTGCTTGCGTCTGATCAGCTGTAGCGCCATCTTCTACATTAATAAAAGTTCTAACATTAGCTGCTGTCATTTCTGTAACAACCCCATCTGATCCTGCATTATTACCCAACATCCTTGCGTTAGTAACATTTTGAAGTTTTGCGTATGTAACTTGATCATCAGCTATATGAGCCGTATCTATAGACGCATCTACATAGTGCTCTGAATTAATTGAATCATCTGCTATGTTATCCCCATCAATAGCATCATCCCCAATATTAGCGTGAGGCAAAACACCTGTTACATCAGCAGCTAAATCAATTTGATTTCTTGTAATTTCTTGTCCTGATATAGTTATATAGTCGGGCGTACCAGCTAGTGTGACATCAGTTGAATTCATATCATCAACTGCAAGATCAATAGTTCCATCAGCATCTTGATATGTCGCACTAATTCTAGTCTCTGTATTTCCAGTGAACATAGCACCAACTATATCCTGAACTTGTTCAGCGCTTAATACCGTATCAGTATCAGTGACTGTATTTGTAAAAGTAATCTTATCACCAGATCTAGCAATAGAAAGTCCAGTGCCTGCCTCAAGAACTACATCATCTGTAGAAGAATCGCTACCTGTTAATCTAATTTTTTCTTCATCAGAATTATCTCCATCAACACAAGAAATATTATAAGTAGGGCCAGCAGCACCTGTAGCCCCCGTTGCTCCTTGAGGTCCAGTAGCTCCAGTGGCTCCAGTATCTCCTTTAGGCCCTTTTTCAGTAACAACAATGCTAGAAACGGATGGAGAAGATACGCTTACGCTTGTTGATGTTTGCGTAAAACTTATAGTATTCCCACCAGATACAGAAACGTCAACAGTATTACCTTGACTTGTCGTTACGTTTACACTCATTATCTTCTACCTGCTTTTGTTACATCTTCATTAATTACAAAAGAACCACGTAATACTGTAGTATGAGTATCTACACCAGAAGTTGTAGGAAGAATAAATTGAAGATCGTAAATATGTCTACCTGCAGGCACATTTCTCATTGTAGCAGCAGTAGCTTTTATAGTTACATTTCCATTATCATCCACAACGAAAGGTTCAAAGTATGCTGCTCCTGGAAGTTCTTCAGTATTTAAGTTTCTACCTTTTAAGCCTTTTTCAGTTGTTGCAATCAAAGGATTAGATCCTCTCCTATTTGAAGGCCATACCTGCATAACAAATGAATAGTTGTCTGTAGATAAGTTAAGGCCTGATCCTGATGAATCTTTCAGTGTTAAGGTTAGTTCAAATGTATCTCCTTGACGACAGGTGATATCTAAAACTTCTGATACGTCTAAATTTACTTTACTGGCCATCTTGCATATTCATTAATAAGTTTCTCATAGGATTCCCTTCCTCTCCTTTTAATTCTGTTCTTTGTCCTTTTCTTTGAGATATGAGCTTAGACTGTTCTACAGCTTGTTTTTTAACTCTATCATCCTTTCTATCCTCTTTAAGAACTTCAAGTTTTTCTTTAAACTCTTCATCTGTTTCCTTAAATCCTAAAGTAGCTTTAGCTCTAATTGTTTCAATCTCTTTGTTAAACTGATGGCGCATAGCTGCAAGTTGTCCATCTAGCTGTGCTTTAAGTTGCATCTTTTGTGCTTCTATTTGAGCTTCTGCTTGCATCTTTTGACCATCTATTTGCATTTGCATTTGTTGCTGCTGTTGAGCCATCTGTGCTTGCATCTGCTGTTGCTGCATAGCCATTTGTTGAGCTTGTTGAATTTTTTTCTTTCTTCTTACAATTAAAAGACGTTCAGCTTGATTTACATCTTTAAGTTCTCTAATAGCCATAGCATCTTCAAGATCTATTTCTTTTTGACCTAAAGATATTTGTATTGCTTGTTCTAAATATGCTTGATCTTTATCGTCCATATCCTTTTGCACTTGAACTCCAAAATTATACATAGGCAATCTAGAAAAACTTGTAAGAATGTCCATGTTTGTTTTACCAATAGCATTTTTATAAACTTCCATAATTACAGACTCATCTGGAAGTATTTGCAAACATTTTACAATATCATTACAAACATATTTGTAAAGTATCATAGATGCATTTGTAATATCATATGTAGCGTTATTTGATGCAGCGATAGCTTGCTCTCTAACTCCAACCAATGCTTCAGACTTTGGTGTACTAGCATCAACAACCTCATTAATACCAGTAGTATCACGTATCATTCTTAGGTAATGATTGTATAATCCAATAAGCTCATTAATATTTCTAATGCTATTACCTATTTCACGTATAGGTGGGTTTTGAAAACCTCCCTCTGGATTTTTACTTCTATAGTAGAAAACACCAGTTTGTTCGTATATATCATGAAGATCTAACGGTTGCAACTCCCCTCCCTTACCTAACTGCACATTTTCTAAACCTTCAATATCTATAATTAATCCATCTGGTTTAGCTTTAGCTATAGCTTGTTGTATTTTAAGATGTGTAAGCTGAAGCATATCAGCAAATCCAATACAGCTGTTAACCATAGACTTTGGCATCATATCAGTTAAATTAGTTGCCACAACAGAGTATGACAATCTAGCTTTACTTATGTCGTGAATGTTTTTAGGAACATTACGCATTCTACCATAACCAAATAGATAATCAGTACCTAGTATATAATAACCTTTATATACATTAACAATCTCCATCTTATGAGGCTTTCTTTCAAAAACACTACCTGCTTTTTCTTTATAGTTAAAGCCTTCATAGAAGAAGTTTCTGTTACCGAATCTATTTTCTTTCTCCTCAAAGAACATGCAGTCTGTAGACAAAAACTCAAACTCTAATACATCTACAGAATATTCATCATAATCATAAATATTTCTACCTAGCTTATCATCGTATGTATATGAACCACTAGTTCTTCCAGAAGTTTTTTTAGCAATCTTTTTAAAGTCTGACTCCTCTAACTCTCCACTAGCTATTCTTTTTAACTCTTGTATGGGCATACTTTTTATATGCCCAGCATATGTTAGATCCTCAAAACTAGGATCATTTGTTTCACTATGAATAAAATCTTTAGGCTCTACATAATGAGTCTTAATACCATAATTAGGATCGTTTGATCTTTTAACTACAGCGATACCATTTATGGCTAGATCATTTACGCATCTTCTAAATATATTATCGTCAAAGTTATTCCATGACAGCGTCATATCTGTTGCCACTTGTGCAGCAATTTCTGCATCACTCTTTACATTTTCACCTATAAATATTTCTGCTTCAGCTTCATTATCAGGAATCATTTCTGGATCCATACCTATAGTAGCACCAGTTTTCTCCTTTAACTGCATAAGTTGTTTTTTTAAAGCAACTTGTATCTCTATACGTTTTTTATCTCTATTTTTTTCTGAAGACGAAAGAGGATCAACAGCCTCTAAGTTTGGATAAAGATTTCTACCTAATATTTTATTAACTACAATCCTAACAAACTTTGGTAATATTGGTACTGGAGTAAAATCAAGATTCATTAGACTACCATCTCCAGAGTTAGGATCTTGATTGTTTAATAATCTTTTATAAATTGTAGTATCTTGTACTCCATTAGCATACTCTTTATTTCTCTTAAATAAAGTATATCTTTTAGAAAATAAAGACGAGCTATCAGCTCTTTTACCCCACTGAGACTCAATAGCTTTTGCGTATCTTAAGCCATAATCTTTTGTTTCCTTTTCTTGTTGAGGAGCAAGTGGATCTGGAAAGTTTTTTTTACCGCTATATTGTTTCATTCATCTTAGAGTATATATTGCAAATATAGGAAATTAGCCGATGACTTTATATCGCCTGAAAAATTTCCGTTCATCAAAGTTACTGACTTTCTTTTTCTTAACTTTTTGCGCAGCAAGTAGGGCTAAACCAGAACTAATAGTAAGGTCAAATTTAGTTCTATTATCTATTTTATATCCTATCCAATCTTCTAAGGTTTTATTAAAATACATATTACCTACTTCTGTAGTTTCGTAGTTTACACCTACATGATCATGAATATAAGATTCTATAGCATGAGCATGAGCTTGAATTATATCTTGAGAGTTTGATGGTATGCCTTTTGTTTTAACTTTTACTTTTGCTGTACCACTTTTTAGATGTTGTGGTCTATCCATTAGATATCCATCATAACCTCTTGACTCAAAGTATCTTGCGATACCATACTTATTGTTTTCAATTAAGATGGGATATCCATAGAATACAGCAGCCATTAAAACATCTTCGTAAAATATTTTAGCGAGTGGAGGTCTTGATGCATATTCTAATACAAACATATTACATGGGTATTCCATATGAAACTTATTGTATAAATGAAGTGCACCTTTAGATCCTCTACCATCTACAGTAGCATCAAGATCGTAGGAGTCAACTCCACCACAACCTATTTCTGAATTTGGTGCAACTCTTTTACCCCTAACTAATTGTTTTTTATTTCTAAATTCTGCAGGTGGCATCCAAGATATATTAAATCTGCCTACAGGATCTGGCGTAAAAACTACTTCAGTATCTTTTACCCCACCTTTCCAAACAAAGTTTCCAGTTACAACTGGATTAGGAAACAACTCTTCATTATATTCTATCTGTTCATATATTTTACCAATATTAAATACACTACCTTCAATGCTATCTCTAAAGGCTTCATCTGCTGTAAATGGAAATTGACGTATAACCTCATTCATTTCAGATGCGTTATCCTTTAATGAAGATCTTTCATTTTTTAAATAAGTTCTAGCGCCTATAGTTATGTCTTCTCCATCAATACCTTCTACTGCAGTATCTGGATCATTTACAACTGGGTTTCCATATAAATCAAAAAACCCCTCTAAAGATTTTTCTGCAGATATAAATAATCTATATAAACCTGTTTTAGTTCTCCCATTCTTGTTCCTCTCCATAGGATTCGAATCCTCCCATAGACTCTTGTATTCTTTTCCACCTTTTGACATTGGATTTACCGTGCTTCCTACCAGAGCTTTTCCCACGATTTTTCTTCCTACGATCAAACAAGTCCTCTGAATCCTCCAAGCGTCTCTTATGTCTGTTGGTTTTTCCCATTTTCCAGCTTCATCTAAATACAATATGTGTAGCTTTTCACCATCGTATGCATTATTAGTTGTATTTTTCCAATTAATAACTGTATTAAGCGCTTCACCTTTTTGTGATGTTTTATTGTTTTTGGTGATACGCTTTGATGGTTCACGAAAAGCTAACTCCATTCTTGGATTCGTAGTACCATCTTGTATTGGTTTAAAAAAGAAAGGGTAGTGCCTAAACATATACACTACCTTTTTCATAAAAATGTTTTCTTGTGCATCTTTACCTGTTTTCGACTGGATCCCCATAAGCTTATCTTTAACCTGTGTAGCTTCGTCCACAAGAACAGAAGAACAGATATTGGTATAGCCAGAACGACGACACTTAGTATATAACTGACCGATACAACGAGAATCAGACTCGCACGCAGCCATGTGTAAAAATATCTCACGCTGAAAGTTAAGAAAATATGGGTAACCAATATCTAGCTTGGTCCATTGAAGCATCATATAATGCCTCCCCGTAATATATGTAGGTGTACCGTTATTATAAAACCAAAAGCCCTCACGCCTACGCCTAAACTCTTCTTCGATATATGGACGAAACTTTTCTCTAAACTCTCTTGGCATCTCTGACCACTCATCCATAGAACGAACACGAGACAGTTCCTTGGGCATAGGAACCCTTTCCCACATTTGCAAAGGCTTTGATTTTTGATGTCCGCTAATTTGTTTTTTAGGCGGCCTTTTTGGAAGGCAAATGAGTATCCCACCGAGTTCGATAATTTCACCCTCCGAACCATTGGGACAAATCTTGATAACAGGTTCACTATATTCTTTAACTTCTAATAACACAATTAATTTCTGTTATGTCTATAAGGAGCCATATAGTTAGGGGCTTTACCATCACAACACCATTCTCCTCCACCATCCCACGGATCTATGCACCAACATTGACTATAGTCTCTTTTTTGTTTTTGATAATGTGTTTTATAAGAACTACATGATGATACTAAAACCATCACTATGCACCAAAATAAAACTACAACTAGATAACTTATTCTATTTTTCATTTCTTCTATTATATGTAATTATTCTATGACAGTTAGAACACCTAACTTCACACTTATCTATTTCTTTTTGTATTGCATCTATTGAGTAATATTCAAAAACCATATCAGATACATTTTTATATTTATCATCAGTTATATGATCAAAGTCTAAAACTATATGATTTGTTTCTCCACAATCTACACAGCCAGATTCAGTTTTTACTTTTTGAACATACTCTTTATTTAGATCTCTTTGTTTTATATTTCTTTTTCTAGATCTAGCTTTTACCTTTTCTTTATTAGCTTCATAATGTCTTTTAGACGCAGCAGCTTGATCTTTTTTATCTTTATATGCCATTACTTAGAAAACCTCTCAGCAAAGCCTCCAGTGTAATCCTTAGAAGATTCTATCTCTCCGTTAGTTTTTAAATCTTTTACCATCTGCTCCAACCTTTGTCTTTCTATTATAAGCTCTTTACAATCGCTAGCTGTTTGTTTTATAGATTGAAGTTCTGCTTTTCTTGCACTTCCGTTGATCTCAGGATCAACTGGTTTTTTTACTTCTTCTATCATGTTATTGATAGCAATTTCCATACTTTTCATAAGACGTTCTGAAGCTGATATGGTGCTAAATTTACTCATCGTCTTGATAGTCATAAACCCATACAGGAGTTTTTTCTCCTACATAACTTCCAGCAACATTATATTCAAAATGCTCTATAGCATCCTCCATACTCATGCCTTCTTCTACAAGTATATCTAAACACTTAGTTACACTGTATACAGCTCTTGGTTCTACACCAAATGTTACACCTGTAATGGCATCATCAAAACCATCTGCAAGTAAGCACTCATATTCTTCTAAGTGCAACCATAATTCTTTTTTATCAAACATTTTCTTCAACTACATACATTAAATCTTCAGCTCTAGTTCGGTAATACTCTTTACCATCTATCTTAATACGATAGTCTCTATTTTGTTTAAATCCAACTACATCACCAACCTTTAAGCCTAGTTCTTCTATCCATTCAGCCATAAACGCTACTCTTCCTTGAGTAGGAAGTTTTTCTTTTAATGAAACTATTTCGATTAAATCAGAACTTAATTCAGAATTCTGTTCTACTGGTTCTAATAAAGACCATCCAGCTAAAGGTTTAATCTCTCCAGTCTCTTGACATTTATATGCAATTGCTTGATTGTTTATAGTATGTTTATCATCATACCTAACTACATAATGATTATCTTCACCTGTCAAAACTTGACCTTCATTTAATACAACTAAATGATGAAAATATAATGTGTCTCCCTCTTTAACTCCTGTATCGTATTTTAATGGGGAACAAACTACAGGACCTTCAGTGATCCTATGCTCAAACTCACTTCCTTCGAATCTAGTATCTATATATAATTCTAGACCAGAGTCAGTCTTAATTGTGTCGTTGATTTGTTTTTCAAGTTCAACAACAAAAACATGTAAAGTATTCATTTCTTATAAGGAAATATTTTATTTAATTTTTCTTGTCTTTGTTTGCACCCACAATCTTTAGGTGCTAATTTATTTAAGCCTGTAGCTTTTGTAAACTTAGCTATAGTGTCTCCTAATCCTTTACTTTTGATTGTCTTCATTAGTATCCTCCTGAACCTCCAGATCCTGATGGGGTGGATGTGCCACTAGATAAGGATCTTATTGATGCTTGCTGAACTCTTTCTGATCTAAGCTGATCCATTATCGATTCAACTAAATTTACAGCAGCTTGATCTATAGGTGTCAATCTATCATGAGCTTCTATTTTATGAAAACCACCAACCATGGCTCCTCTGTTAATATGCACATGATATGCTCCAATATATTCAGTTCCATCTGGACGATTAAATTGTCCGCCTGCCGTATATAATTCTGTTCTTACCATTTTAAAAGTTACAATCAAACTCAAGCATACAAGGCATATCATCTATACCCTTCCATAGCGCTTGAGTATTATCGTCATTATCTTGTAAATATACTAAATATCTACTTTTACCATACTTATGTAAATGTCTTTCATCAATAATTATTGCACTTACTTTACCATTACCAGCTTTCATGCCTACATAATAAGCCATGGCATCTTTCGGATCTTTTCCGATTATAATTTTTCTAATAACTCCTTCCATTTTATTCTCGTTCAATTCCAGTACCATCTAATAAATTATCTACATCATCATCATCTAATTCATTCTTATCTTGATTTTGATATGTATAATTTATAAAATCTTGTACTTCGTATAATTCATTTAAATCTTCTATATTAAAACTATATATAGCATTTAATTTAGAAATACCACCATATATAGGATTAACTAATCCAGCAAACATAATCGAAACAAATCGATCTTCTACGTCATATTGCTTCGCTAATGCTTCTGCTTCAAACATCAATCTTTGCATATGAAGTAAAAATTCGAAATCTTTTGTCATAGTTTTGCTTTAATACAAATGTAATAAAAATGCCTAGAAGTAAGATATCAAAAAAAATATTATTTAGGGACTTTGCAAAACAAGACAAAACCTATATAAATAAAAACTATTTAAAGAACTTAAAAGTTTTAAAAAATAAGTATGCCGAAAAGTTAGGTATGGACTTTTCTAAAATGGAGTTTCTTTTATGGGCATACGATTTGCAATTTTTTACTTTGGACTATGCTAGCAAAGGATTTGAATCTAGTAAATCTAATATAGGTAAAAGATATGTATACCCTCTTGTTAATGCTGGATATATATATAAGCATTTTGATAAACTAACGCCATCAGATACATATGAAGATCATCTATTTAGAGATGAAACTAAATACAACTATAGAGTTAGATATGCCATAACTCAAAAAGCAAGACTATTTGTTCAAAGATTTTATAACGAACTAGAAAGTTAATTATCTTTTACCTCCGTGGTACTCTACAGCGTGCCCTTCTTCTATAAGAGTTTTATTAAGATTCTTCATTGTTAGTGAATCAGGACAACAAAAGTCTATTTCACCTAAGCATCTGCCAAACTTTCCTACACCATGAGATATAACTTGCACTTCTGTTGCTGTATCTAACAGTTCTGCTACTCTTTGTTTGGCTGCTAGTCCACGTTTCTTTTCTTCTAGATCTCGTGTTCTAGACTCTGGGGTATTAATCCCCATAAACCTAATTCGTTTTTTAATTTTTACATCAAAACCTAGATCTATGCTAGCGTCAATTGTATCCCCATCGATAACTCTAAGGACTTCTATATTGTATGTATACATGTTTAGTGTGGTTGTGAAGCTCCTACAAATGTAGCTACATCTATAGGAGTTAATAATAAACACTCAGAAAAATCTCTATACGTTATAGTCACTTCTTCTCCTGATTCTAAAGCCTTTGCTATAGGTGGGTATATACGCATATATGCTGCAGTACTCTTTCCTATAAATCCACTAGTTTTAATATTATTGTTTTCTTGAGTATCTCCCACAAGCAAACATCCTGCGGTATGTTCATCTGTATTACCACAGTGTATAAGTATATATTCAAAATTAGGTACGTCTACAATATGAAGCATGCCTTTATGAATATCAGCAAACCTTTTACTATACTTATTGTGATACCCACCTTCTTTTCTAAACTCAATATTATACTCTCCTTCAGGTATACAGGTTTCTCCGTAAACTTTTTCTTCACGACTTTCGTCTTCTAATGTATAGCATAAAAACTTTCTGCCATCTGTTACATCAAATAAAATACCGTTAGTTGAGTCTACTCCTTTGTTGAACCTTATTACTTCGAGTTTCATTTTTTATTTTATTAAGCCTTATGCGTTCAGCTTCTATTGCTGGATCTTTTCTTTTCTTTTTTGTGTTAAAATACTTCTTCCTCAAAATTCAGGAGACTCCACAAACTGTACGTTGCTTCCAGCATCCTCTCTACCTTTAGATCTAGCTAACCTCCTTTGAAGTGATCTATATCTAGCTCTTGCAAATGGATTTCTTACAGCAAACTCTCTTGCTCGATCAGGATCTAAATCTATCTCTCTCCTTCCACCAACTCTTTTCATTCTTCTTTTAAGACTTTCTTGCCTTCCTTCTCTAACGCCTTTTATTAGATCTGCTAAAACTAAACTAAATGGTTTTCTTTCTCCTTTCTCATCCTCTGTAGCCATTTCGCTAAGATCTTCTTTTGATGTCCCATAAGATGCACATTGCACCTTACCATCAACTACTTTGCAAGATTCACCTTTAGTTCCATCTCCAAAATCTACATCACCTATATCCATCGAATCACCCTTACTTTCTCCTTCTTCAATTTCTTTACGCATAGCGATTCTTCTTAGCAAGGATTCTATAGGTGCTTCTTGACGACTTCTTATAGCTTGTTCTTTTTTTCTGCCAATACTTCTTTTACCTTTAGCTCTTGCTGCTTTCGAACTACCTGGTCTAGGTCTTCCACCTTCATCCATTTTAGGTATATCTAAAAGACCTTGATATTTGTTTGCTTTAATCGTTTTCATTAGTGTGTTGCGAATATTTCTACTTGTACTGTGCTCCCTGATGATGCTCCTTTAATTGAATCAATTTGAGCTAAAGATAAAGTTGCTTCTCCACTAGCTGCTATATTATCGTGAGCATCCATTTTATCCAATGTTAAAATATACGATCCTCCTGCAACAACACGAACTCCATATTCTTCTGAAGCATTACCTATTCTTAATGTTATTGCATCACTGGTGTGCAAATTTGTAATCCTTAAATACGAAAGCTGTGCATCTTTAATTGTGCCAGCTGCATCAATTGTATCAAATAAAACAAGGCTTGTTTCCGTGGCAGTTAAATCTACAATTCTGTGAATTACTTCATCAGCTGCAAATTCGTGGGTGTTTGTTACATTAAAATTTTTACCTTCTATTGTAACTTCTTCTTGTATTGATACTGTAAGTATTGCCATGTGATATTTTTACAAATATAAGTTATTATCTTTTTGTTTGTTCTATAGTGTATGGTTCGAAAACTTTACTAGAATCTATTGCTCTCATAATAATTTGTTTTTGATTTTCGTCCCAATCATTATTCATAAAGTCAGCAAGCTGTCTTATATTGGTAGTTCCTGCATTTTCTTTAAGATTTTTTGCTATAGAATCAAAATCTCCAGACAAGTCTACTCCTTGCGCAAGAGCTGAGGTAATACCAGTTTTCATAATAGCCTCATATTCTCCTCTT